ACCGGATTTTTGCACGGTCAGGTTATAAAACTGGTTTTGACAATGAGCGGCCCTCCCAAGAAACCGAGTCACCTGAAGGCAGTCGCCGGCACGGCGCGGCCTGATCGCGTGCCGGTGACGGTGGTCGAGTTCGCTCCCGTCATGGCCGCGCCCAGCCCGGTGGACTGGCTGCCGAACGCCCACGCCGTGAACGAGTGGAACCGGCTCGCCCCGCTCCTGGTGGCCAACAAGCTGCTGGCCGATGCCGATCTGAGCACCTTCGGCCACCTGTGCGCGCTGCACGGAAAGATGGTGCAGCTGTGGGCCGCCGGCGAGGCGCCGACCGGCCACATGGTCGCCCAGTACAACGCGCTCGCGGCCGGCTTCGGACTGTCGCCCGCCTGGCGGGGCAAGGTGAAACCGATTGGCGACCAGGACGCGGCGAACAAGTTCTCGAAGATCAAAAAGCCGACCCGCTGACTTCGTCTCCGTCGCGATTGCCTACGCCGAAACGGCGATCGAGGATCGCAAGGGCCGGCGGTTCAACAAGTGGATCCGCCTCGCCGCCAAGCGGTTCCTGGTCGACCTGAAACGGGCCCGCCGCAAGCGGCCGCCGTTCAGCTGGTCACCGGAGCAGGCCAACGAGGCCTGCTGGTTCATCGAGCAGCTGCCGCACGTCGAGGGCGTGTGGCAGTCCGAGACGATCAAGCTCGAGCCGGCGCAGGTGTTCTTCCTCTGCAACCTGTTCGGGTTCCGCAACCCGGACGGCTCGCGGCGGTTCACGACGGCGCTTTTCGCCGTCGCTCGCAAGAACGCCAAGTCAGCGCTGGCCGCGGCGATCCTGCTGTACGTGTTCTGCACCGAGCCCGAGGTGGGCCCGCAGGTGCTGAGCGCGGCCACGACCGGCGACCAGGCCCGCATTGTCTGGGGCGTGGCGAAACGCATGGTCGAGAAGGTCCCGGACCTCCGGGAGGCCTTCACGCTTGAGCCGTTCGCGAACGCGATCGCCCGCTACGAGGTGGGTGGCACGTTCCGCCCGATCAACGCCAAGGCCTCGACGCAGGACGGCTTGAACCCGTCGGCGCTGTGCTTCGACGAGCTCCACGCGCACAAGACGCGCGACCTGTTCGACGTGCTGCGTTCGGCGGCCGGCGCGCGCAAGTCGCCGCTGTTCCTGTACACGACGACCGAGGGTTTCGAGACCCCGGGCCCGTGGCCGGAGGTGCGGGCGTTTGCGTTCCAGGTGCTGCAGGGCGTGGTCGAGGCCGATCACTTCCTCGCGGTCTACTACGCGCTCGACGATGCCGACGACGACTTCGACGAGTCGAAGTGGATCAAGGCGAACCCGCTGCTCGACGTGTCGATCAGCTCCTCGGAGCTGCGCAAGTACGCGATCGAGGCGAAGCAGCAGCCGGGCGCCCTGGCCGAGTTCCGCATCAAGCGGCTGAACCGCCAGGCGGCGAGCGCGGAGGGGTTCGTCGACCTGTTGCGCTGGCGCAAGGGCGGCGCGGAATTCGACCTTGAGCAGCTCGCGGGCGCACCCTGCTGGGCCGCGTTCGACCTCGCGAGCACGCGCGATATGTGCGCGTGGCGCCTGCTGTGGCTCAAGGACGACGTCTGGTGGACCTGGGGCCGCTACTGGGTGCCGGATGCCCAGGTGGCGCAGCGCAACGAGCGCGGGACCGTCCGCTACGGCCCCTGGGTGGCCGCTGGGCACGTCCAGACCACCGAGGGAGACGTCACCGACTACCGGGTGATCGAGGCGGACATCGTCGCGGACTGCGCGCGGTTCAAGCCACGCAAGATCGCCTACGACCCGTGGAACGCCTCGCAGCTGGTGAACCAGCTCACCGAGCACCGGCTGCCGCTCGAGCAGTTCCGGCAGGGCCCGGCGACGTTCCACCCGGCGATGCAGGCGTTCGAGCGTGCGTACACCGCCGGCGCGCTGCATCACGGCGGCAACCCGGTGTTGCAGTGGAACGCAGCGAACCTCGTCGCGCGCCGAGACGCCAATCTGAACATGGCGCCCGACCGCAAGCGCAGCGCGGACAAGATCGACGGCATCGTCGCGCTGATCATGGCGTTCGGCCTCGCGGCCGGCGCCGATGAGCGCAAGGAATACCAGGTGTTCTTCGTATGAGGACCAGACTATGAAACACGAGCGCGCCTACGGGCTGCTCGAGCTGAAGGCGGTGGACGACGAGCGGCGCGAAATCGCCGGAGTCGCGACCAGCATCGCCGCTGATCGCATGGGCGACGTCGTCGTGCCGAAGGGCGCCTCGTTCAAGCTGCCGATTCCGCTGCTCGCGCAGCACGACAGCACCCAGCCGATCGGCACCGTGAGCGAAGCCGAGGTGACTTCGAAGGGCATCCGCATCAAGGCGTCGATCCCGAAGGACACCGGCCTCGAGTACGTCGAGAACGCATGGAAGCAGATCAAGGCCGGCCTGGTGCGCGGCCTGTCGATCGGCTTCCGTTCGCTGAAGCACGAACCGCTCGACGTCGAGCGGCCGTGGGACGGATTCAAGTTCCTGGAATGGGAGTGGCTCGAGCTGAGCGCCGTGACGATCCCGGCCAATGCTCAGGCCACGATCCAGACCGTGAAGATGTTCGACACCGCTGCGCCGGCCACGACCGGCAAGACGCGCGGCGGCGTCATTCTCCTGCCCGGCGCCTCGGGCAAACCAGCAGCCGCCAGAAAGGGCGGCATCCCACTGATTTCCAGAGGAAAGTGAAATGAAGACTTGGGCAGAACGGATCAAGGATCTGGAGGCCACGCTGCTCGCCAAGCGCGAACAGATGGCGCAGATCATGCAGAAGGCTCTCGACGAAGGCCGCTCGACCGACGAGGCCGAGGGTGAACAGGTCGACGGCCTGCGCGCCGAGTGCAAGCAGCTCGTCGTGGACATCGAGCGCGCCAAGGAGTGCGAGTCGCTCGGCGTTCAGGGCGCCCGCACCATCGAGCCGGCACCCGCCGGCACGGACCCGGCCAAGGCCGCCACGCAGCAGCGCGGCGCAACGGGCCCGACGATCATCGTGCGGTCGTCGAAGGACGCCGAGGACAAGTTCCAGGGGCAGTCCTACGTCCGCATGGTCATCGCGAAGGCCTTGGCGCACATGCAGGGCATCGGTGGCCAGGCGCCGGCCGAGATCGCCGCAGCCCGCTGGGGCAAGACGAACCCGACCCTCGTGAACGTCATCAAGGCCGGCGTGGCCGGTGGTGGCTCGGGCTCGGGCGAGTGGGCCGCCGAGCTCGTGCAGGCGGACACCCGCTACACGGGCGACTTCATCGAGTACCTGTACGGCAAGACGCTGTTCGACCGTCTGCCGCTGCGCCAGGTGCCCGCGCACGTGACCATCAAGGGTCAGGACGGTGCGGCGAGCGGCTACTGGGTGGGCGAGTCGCAGGGCATCCCGGTGACCACGGCTGACTTCTCGAGCGTGAATCTCACCCCGCTCAAGGTTGGCGCGATCGCCGTGGTCTCCAACGAGCTCATGCGCGACTCGAGCCCGGCGGCGGAGATGCTGGTGCGCGATGCCCTGGTGCAGGCCTCTGCCCAGCGCGTCGACACCACGTTCCTGTCGACGTCGGCGGCTTCGGCGGGCGTCTCTCCGGCCGGCATCCTGAACGGGCTGCCGGGCTTCAACAGCCACGGCGCGACTGCCGAGGCCGTCATCGCGGACTTCAAGCAGCTCACGGCGATCTTCCAGAGCTACAAGAACGCGAGCGACCTGGTCGTCGTGACCACGCCGGACCTTGCCGTCTCGCTGGGTCTGATGCTGACCGCCCTCGGCCAGCAGCAGTTCCCGGGCGTCGGCCAGGACGGCGGCACGCTGCTCGGCCGGCCGGTGTTCACCGGCGACAACGTCGGCGCGGGCCACTTCATCATGCTGAAGCCCAGCGACATCTATCGCATCGGTGACTCCGGTGTGCAGGTGTCGATCAGCAACGTGGCGACGATCGAGCAGGACAGCGCGCCGCAGGGCGCGTCCGACACGCCGACGGCGGCCTCGGCCACGCTCATGTCCATGTACCAGACCGAATCGACGGCCATCAAGGTCGTGCGCAGCGTGAACTTCGCCAAGCGGCGCAGCCACGCGGTCCAGTACATCGACAACGCCGATTACGGTGCGACCGACACCGCGGCCTGATCCGATCCACTCGGCACAGGGACCGGCCCCGCAAGGGGCCGGTCTTCTTCATGACGACACTGATCGCTGAAAGGGCCTTCTTCTACGCCGGCCGCACCCGCCGCAAGGGCGAAGTGTTCGAAGCGGCGCCGGCCCATGCGCGCCTGCTGGTGCGCACCCGCCAGGCGAAGGCACAGGAGCCGACGGCCGAGCCCGTTCCGGCTGACGAGCCCGTGGCCGCGCGCTCGCGCCGCCAGTACCGCCGCCGCGACCTGCGGGCGGAGGGGTAACGCATGAAGCTCACGAAGCGGCTGGCCAGAGCGCTGTCCAAGGCAGCGAGCTACCTGAATCCGGTCTTCCAGACCGTGGGTGGCTGGGTCACCGTCTTCGAAACCACGGCCGGCAGCTGGCAGCAAGACGTCGAGGTCAGCCAGACCACCGTCAGCGCCAACTGGGCCGTGTTCTCTTGCGTGACGCTGATCGCCGGTGACATCGCCAAGATGCCGGCCAAGGTCATGCGCTACAACCCGGACAGCAAGGTCTGGGAGGACACCGAGCGGCGGCGTGTGCTGCGCAAGCCGAACCGCTACCAGACCCGCATCGAGTTCGTGCAGAACTGGGTGCTCTCGCTGCTTTTCAACGGCAATACCTACGTCCTGAAGCAGCGCGACGAGCAGGGGCGGCTCGTGGCCATGTACATCCTAGACCCGGCCCGCGTGCACCCGCTGGTGGCACCTGACGGCGCGGTCTACTACGAGCTGCAGGACGACGTGCTCGCCCAGGTGAGCACGCGAGTGATCGTGCCGGCGTCGGAAATCATCCACGACCGCATGTACACGCCGTGGCACCCGCTGATCGGCGTCTCGCCGCTCTATGCATGCGGTCTCGCGGCGATGCAGGGCAGCTACATCCAGTCGGCCTCCAGCCACTTCTTCAAGAACAAGTCGACGCCCGGCGGCGTGCTCACCGCACCCGGCGCGATCCCGCCCGAGACGGCCGAGCGCATCAAGACGCAGTGGCAGGCGAACTACACCGGCGCCAACGCCGGCAAGGTCGCGGTGCTCGGCGACGGCCTCGAGTACAAGCCGATCGGCGTGAGCGCCTCCGACGCGCAGCTGATCGAACAGCTGAAATTCACCGGCGAGATGATCTGCGCCACCTTCCACGTCCCGCCGTACAAGCTCGGCCTCGGCCAGATGCCGACCGTGAACAACGTGGCGGCGCTGAATCAGCAGTATTACGACCAGGCGCTGCAGCCGATCGTGGAGAAAATGGAACTGCGGCTCGACGAGGGCCTTGAGCTCACCGAGGGATACGAGACGTGGCTCGACGAGAGCGTGCTCGTGCGCATGGACCCGGCGACCCGCCTCGAGGCGCACAACAAGGCCGTCAACGGCGGCTGGAAGGCGCCCGACGAAGTGCGGCGCGAGGAGAACCTGCCGCCGGTCGAGGGAGGAGCCACACCATACCTCCAGCAGCAGAACTACTCCCTGGCCGCGCTCGCGAAGCGTGACGCGGGCGACGACCCGTTCGGCAAGTCGGCGCCTCCGACGAGCCAGGCCCCGGCCAAGCCGGAGATCGACGACGTCGAAGAGGAGCGCGCCGTAGAGGCCGCCGTCCAGAAGCGAATTGAGCGCAGGAAGGCCGCATGAAACCAGAATTCCTGGCTGAGCTGATCGACAAGTTCTTCGACGCGGCGATCGCGCCGTTCGCGGCTCGCCTGGCCGCGCTCGAGTCGCGCCCGGCGCCGCAAGACGGCAAGTCGGTCACCGTCGAGGAGTTCCGCGGCCTGCTCACGGACATCGTCGACGATCGCCTCAACGCGCTGCCCAAGCCGAAGGACGGCGAGGACGGCAAGTCGGTCACGCTCGAGGACGTGCGCCCCCTGGTCGCCGAGCTCGTCGAGCAGCACGTCAAGGCGCTGCCGGCCTCACCCGCGGCCAAGGGATTCGACCCCGGCGATTTCGACCGCTTCGCCGACCTATTCCTGCGCCGTCTGGATGAGCCGCTCGCGCAATGAATGAAGCGGCCCTGATCGCCACAGAGATCCAGGACCTCGCCTCGAGCGTCGGGGATGTCGCGAGCGCGATTGCCAAGCATCCGCCGACGCAGGTCACGGTCAATGTCCCGGAGCAGGCCGCACCCCAGGTGAACGTGAACGTGCCGGCACAGGAGCCGGCGCGCGTCGATGTGAAACTGCCGCCCCCGATCGTGAACGTCAACGTGCCGGAGCAGCAGGCCCCGGTCGTGAACGTCTCGCCGTCGCCGGTGTCGGTCTCGCCGCAGATCAACGTCGAGGCCGCCGAGCCGCAGGCCTACGAGGTCATGGTCACCGAGCGCGACCGTGACGGACTGATCCGCCGGTTCGTGATCCAGCCGGTGACGATTGTGGCGGCATGACTGACGCGCCATCGGATAGCTGACAGCACATGGCCAAGATCCGCGACGTAGCCGTTACCATTGAAGCGGCAGCGGTCGCCTCCTCGGCGCTCGAAATGCCCGTCCATGAGACGGGGGACCTGCTGCTGTGCCTGTTCAACAAGGACACGGCGGGCAGCGGCCCGTCACTGCCGTCGGGCTGGAGCAATATCAGCGGGTTCTCGAACCCTCTGAACACGGCGGGCAGCGGCAACTACGCCTTC